TGGCCACGTCGATATCGGCTGCTTTGGTGACTGCGGTACTGGATACGTCTTCGTCTGCCGGAAAGACGGTGGGATCATCCACCCGGGACAGGTTCACAACGGTCCTGCTGCCCGGCTCGCCCGCGATCGCAAGACGACGCTGGATTGACGCCGTATACGAGGGCACTGGTTGGCTTGCGGCTTTATTTGCCGTGAATGAGAACCCGTCGTATTCGTACATCATGTAGTCGCGGCACGCAAAAAACACCCGGTTGTTGAAGACCGTGCTTGTTACCACACCATTGCGGGGGTAGATCTCAAGTACGCCATGGCCCCGATCCGACATCAGGGTTGTGCCGCCACCGTCTTTTTGCGCCCAACAGGCCAGATCACGCCCAAAGAAGGTGACGTGAGAGATAACCTTGTCGCCAGTTGTGCGCTGTTCGGCCCCAGAATCACGGACGATGGACCCGCGCCAATCGGCGAACCCGTTCGAGATCGTGGTCAGATGCTGCTTTTGCCCTGTGTCGAGCGCCGCTTTGTCTCGGCTGGCGTCGATGCCTTGAAAATCTTCGTAGGGGTAGACCGTAAGAGGCACGCCGCTGGGCGCAAGTGTCGTAGACATACAGTGCCGCCCTTTTTATGTGGTACTTACTTCGCGGTCCCAGGGTCGAATCTCTATCTGCCCCGAGCCGTACTTGCGGTTATAGAGGATCCTATTGATCGTCTTGAAGTACATCGGGCCATACGCTTCGATTTTGTTGGACTGCTGCTGGATTGAATACTGATAAAGCAGCCCGGCGATCATGATGGGGTCGGGAATCTCCCGAGTTTCCTGCATGTGAACGTAGTAATCGATCTCGGGATTCTCCCAATATGGGTGTGCACGCAAGTCTTCGATGGTCAGATTGGCGAAATCCACAAACATCATCATCACTTCGCCGTCCACCGTGCCTGGGTGCATATCCCCATAACGGCGCAGCGCCTGCATCACCAGTGCTTCAAGGGTGGAATAAGGCTCTGCTATGTGGGGGTTGTTAGACGAATATCGATTACGCTTATCGTCGTCTTCGATGTCGTCTCGCCACGCTTTATCGATCGTCTCGACCGACTCAGCATCCACATTCGTTCGTAGGTCTGCTGCGCCAGGGCGGGTGACAGCGTTGTCGTCTTCGTGGGTCGGCTCATCGACAGCGGGTGCCGTGCCTTTGGTCGAGGTGTACGTTAAAGGGGCGGCTATAGCCATGAATCAGCCCTCTGAGCGGATGATCCGGCCAGTCTGGACGTGGTGGTGCATCGCAAATCTGTCGGCTATGTTGGACGGAACACGCCAGCACAGATGTGCATGGTCGCTGTCCCAGTATCCTTTGATCTTGTGGCCCACCGATTCGATCTCGAAGGAAATCGGTTCCGGCCGGGCAGACACAAAATAAACCTCGCCCGGTTTCTTGGGTGCGGAGGTTTCGGGTTTTTCTTCCCTTATCTTGTCTTTAACACTCTTTACGGCTTTTTCTACGGCTTCGTCCTTCTTACTCATTCGGTCTTCTCCATGAAAAATGGGGCGGTATTGCCGCCCCATCTTCCACCGAAATGCTGGCTGTGTCGTCCTTTAGACGGTCTGCCAGTTCTTAATGTAGTAGTGGGGTTTGCCCTGCAACATTTCCAGACCACATTCGGAGAGGTACTGGTGCTTGACGCCATCGAAGTCGTTGGTGTGGACGTCCCGAATCAACTGGGTGTCCCTACCCTTCATATAGCGGTAGTTGAGGTTGGGCATATCAAGGATGATCATCGCGTCTTCCATACCCGGAACCTGACGGAACATCGGGTGCAGATGAACGAGCAGATCGCCCGCGAACGTCGCGTACCGGGTCATGCTGACACCGTAGGAACCAGACACCTGTTGTGGCGTCCACCGGTTCTTGCCGATCTCCTGCATGTTGGCAACGACTTTCGCACCACAGAATGCGACTTTTTCCGCAGACCCGTAGGCAAAGATGTCCTCGACCAGTTTACGGTCGAATTCTTTTTCCGTGATCTTGTTTGCGGTGGCAAAAGCACTTGCCGCATCAACTACGTTGGTGATCATGTTGGTGAGGCCACCAGTGTAGCGGGTGGGCTGTGCGGTCGAGCCGTTCTGTTCGGCGCGTTTGCCGAAGAAGAAAGCACGTTCCATGTCGCCCATGTGCAGTTTCAGAGCCTTGGTCAACTGCTCCTGCTCCTTATCACCAGTACGGAGATAGGTGTTCTGCAAAGTTCCCGATACGCTTACAGCCATTTTGAAGATCTGGGTGTAGTTGTAGTCTGTGGTCGGATCGAAGGAGATCGGATCAGGCGCGGTTCCGCCTTCACTATCTGCAAATCCTGCGATCGCCAGGTAGTCGTCGTCGAGCATAGCGACACCAGTACCTGAGTTCCCGATACCTCGCTCTACAGTGAGCGTGTGGGTTGTGGTATTGGCGTTCGCCGACGCACGCATGACCTCACCGGTCCTGACGTTCACTATGATAGTGCCCGTTACAACGAAAGCAGTATCATCGCTCGAATCAACCACCATCGCCGTGGCTGACGTATTGTAGCCACCAGAGTTGTTGATCCTTAGAACGCGGTCTGGTAATTCATCCCTGAAATGGTTGAACTTGGGGTCGTCTGTGGACTCGGATGAGGCCATAGACAATAGAGCCTGTAACGGTGCCGTACCGTTCGGCTCAAGCAACGTAAAAAGTTGCCGATAGTTAGTGGGCCGGAAATCGACTGAAAATTCGCCCGTCCCACGCAGTCCTACTATAGCCATAATGCTATCTCCTGCTATGGTTCATTGAAAAAACATGACGTTGGGACAGCCCCTCGGCGTACAGCCGGAACCATCTTTCCCGCCTTGCTTATCCAGATCTTGCGGCAGGCTATTGAGGTGGAGCCGTAGCGCCAAGCCCGCGACAGGACGGAAGCAACTCGAATATATGACCGGCAGGAACGTATGTCGTCCCTGCCGGAAATATTTTTTACCCGGTCAGATTGCGTTTCTGGTATGCCTGATCAGTCAGGGTGTCGATGAACTGCTGATCGACGTTCTGTTCTGGGGGCGTACCGCCACTGGAGGGGCTCAGATCGACGGTCCCAGTATAGGACTGCCTGCGCTGGGCCATTGATTGAAGGCGCTCCATTTCGGGCGTATTCCTGGCCGCAGCGTAATCCGAGACGATCTGGTTGGTCATCTGTGGGTCGATAAAGTCATCGATTGTGTAGCCACGCTCGAAGGCGAAGTTGAAGAAATCAGCCTCTTCTTCGTCTGGCAGATTGTGTGTCTTCTGGGCCTGAGACAAATTGTTGGCGGCCTGTTGACGCATGGCTTCTGCGTGCATCGTGTTTGCATCTTCGGCCTGAGTGGCCGCTTCACGAGACAACCCCTGCGCCTGCGACATCATCTGCTCCATAGCAGGACCGATCTTGCCCATCTGGTCTTCAAGGCCCGCGATCCTGTTGGCAGCATCCCGGTACATGGGCGGGAGATTGACAGCGTTCTCCTCCTCCCACTTGCTGAATTCAGCCTCGATGTCTGCCGACGCCTGGGGCTTCGGTATTCGCACACCGGCCGAATCGGGAGTTGGATCCACCTGGCCACCCATCTGCACATTCTTGACGAAGGCGTCAGTTGCGGCCTTTAGAAATTGGGCCATGTCATCACCGGAGACATTGTGGCCCTGCTCACGAAGACCGTGGGCAGTTTTGTTGATGAACTCGATTGCCGGCTTCATCGGCGCAATTTCCTGGGAATGCAGAAAATTGAGGTTCTTGTAACGATTCATCGTATCTCTGACTTGCTTGTCAGACAGACGACGCGGATCCTGCCCGTCTTGGAAATCGACATCGATAAATGTGACCGCCTCTTCCGCCTGCCTGTCGCTTTCGTCTACGGGAGAGTTGGATTGCGCCTGATCTTCAGCGGTGGGTGTTTCTACTTCCTGCGCTTGTTGTGCAGCCGCCGCCTGCTGGGCGTCTTGCCCGGTGCGTGCAGCCGTAGCCTGCTCTGCCGCCGCGACATTTTCCGTGCCGAGTTGCTGATCGACGAGTGAGTTGATGAGTTCCTGATCTTGTGGTGCAGCCATGGTTTTTTCTCCTGCCAGCCGTAGCGGGCAACATGTCCAGCCGTAGCGGGACTATTGAGTTTCTTCCTGTGCTTTCTTCATGATCAGTTCGGTTTCAAGGTTCGTCTTCAGCCGTGTTGGAAGTTCGAGTAGACGCTGTGCCGCCCAAAGGGCGCCACGGCGAAAATTGATTGTTTCGGGTTCTGTAATTGATTCGTCTGCCAGGGAGAATGCCGCCTGCATAACTTCGCCCCGCATCACTTCTCTAACGTATAGCCATCCTTCGCTTTTCTCAAAATCATCTACGAGTTCATAGGCTTCCTGTGGATTCATTTAGATCCTCTAACAGATCTCATCGAGCAGGAGACAGTTTGCCAACAACCCGGAACCTAACCCAAGGCATAGGATGAGAACCATCATCAAAACGGCAAACCAATTGTCACTCATAAACCCTCTGGTAAGACCTTCAAATTCTGAGCAAGATACCATATACCGCCCTGGTGTTTCGGGCGCTGCATCTCGGAAACTCCTTCGATTTGAACTTTACGCCACACCCGACCAGTCGT